ATATGTAGCAGGGAAATATGATAGCAACCCATCCCCACCAAATAATGTAATGACAGACCAATGGGATAATCAAAAAATTAAAGATTTGAAATTACCTATAGAAAAATGGGCATTTGTTTGTTGTAATGCATCTGTCTCTGCTTCTACAAAAATTAACAATCTTTTAAAAGATTACCCTTGTATTGATGGATTTATTATGGATTTTGAAGATCCGAAATCAGTAACTGCTTTCTCGGCAGAATTTAAAAAACTCAAAAAAAAATATAAGTTTGGACTGATTGGGTTTCGAGGAAATCTTGATGGATGGAAAAGTTGGGCATCTCAACATGGTGGACTATCGTTTGATTACTATTTTAATGAATTATATACTGAGGGTATGTATGAGAATCAAACCACCTCATATTACAATATCGGAAAAGATGCGAATTCACCTAGCAACGCCGTGTGTCCACTTAATGATAAAGGAAGTATAAATAAATTTTGGAAGAGTGCTAGTAAGAGTTGTAATGGTACAACTACTATTCCTACTGTTTGCGGATCAGGGAATTGTCAAGAAGTAATATGGGGAACAATAAACGATGTTGGTACAAAAAACAATATAAAATATGAATGTTTTGATGAACGCTTATCTGGTAAATTTATAATGGATCTAGTAGATGGTAAAACACAAGATGTGGCTGGTGGAAATTTTGCAATTTGGTATGGTACGGGTCAAGCCAAACCCGGAAGTACAACTGACAAGAAAGGCAAAGTAATTTACAATCCGGTATCTTGTAAACCAACATCAACCGGCGACTGGGGGTGCGCCGTTCCTCCTAGTTGGAATTAGTTTGTGCTACACAAATTCTCTAAATTTGCTATATTAATATGAGGTAAACCAGGATGAGCTTCCCAAAAATATTTACAAAACGCCCAATGCATTTCACAATCCAAGGGATAGTTACTTTTGTACTTTTCTAATAAAACTTTTTCTATTTCTGATGGTAAAAGCTTTAAACTAGGTCGAGGCAACACATAAGATAATTGTACCAACTGCGAAACATTTTTATGATCATTTTTAGGTATCATAACCGTATTCCATCTTGGTATAAATTGTAGCAAATGTTTCCATAAAGGCGGATAGTGATATTTATAAGACCATCTCCAGTCTAAGCACCCTGTTGTATAATAATTCATCACCCACTCCAATCCTTCCATATAATTATTACAAATTTCTTGCAGAAATGGTCTATTCAAATCCATGTTGAATAGTTTCTTATAATATCGATTCTCCCAATGATAACTGTGAGGATCTATAAATTTCTCTACAGCCCGGCGCTTTGTAGGAATTGCATCCAACTTTTTCATTTTCTCATCAATATCCGTTGAAGGGTAAAATCGTTTCTCCCACTTATTTCTAATTTTATATTCCGATTTTAAATTTTCTAATTCGTGATTTGTCAAATATTCAACCAATGTATAAACATTATTCCAAAAAATAGTTTTTCCATTTGTTAGATTTTTTTTTGTTTTCCCAATAGTATTTCTATAAGCAGCTGTTAATATATTAATACCACCTGTTCTAATGTTTACCGACGGGAAGTGAGGCAAAAAGTCATTGCCTAAGAAGAAGCATAAAAAGATATAATCATATAATCGATTATACTTTTCTTTGCTATCAATCTTGCCATAACCGTTCATGTCCTGCAATATGACATTTGCTAGTTCAGGAATATCTAAAAAATATGCCTCATTTGGTTCCAAATCCGAATTAATCGACTTTATAAACTCCGGAGTTTCCCTATATAAATATATATGTTTTGATATTGGAAGATGATTCAAACAAAGCATAATCAGATCCGCATCCAATCCATAAACTAATGTATTCGTCTTTTCATGATACTTAGGTCTATTTCGAATATACTGGAATATTTTATGTTCTCCTTCTCCAGGTTCCTGCGATGTTGATACTATTATCTGGTTAGCGCCATAACTTTTTTCACCGTGTATGTAATGACCAGTTATCCCTTCTCCTAATTTCTTCATAAAGTTGGTACCAGGTGTAATAGCCGTTTTATCCCATACATTCTCAGTTGTTGGATCCAGTTTAGATCTAATGTCGTTTAATAAATAAGATTTATACCTCCTTGTTCGCTGTTGTTCCAATTTTGCAACGGGTGCAACTCCATCAAAAGCTATAAATACAACACCAGTTGGCTTAATAAAATGCAGATATTCATCTAATTTATTGATTACACCTTGTATTAACAACTCTTCAAATGCGTCGTCGTTTCCGGTGTATTCTTTTGAAATTATCCTTAATGTATCATAGATAATAGAATTACTATCAAGATAAATATTATTAATAGACTTCAACTTATCAAGTCTTTTAATAATTTCAGAGTGGTTTCTAACAATATGTGAAAAATAACTTGGTATACCCATTTATTATTCTTTATTTTTTATTTTTAAACCCTTTCACTACAATATAAAAAATCACATCTTCAATGATGTAGAATCAAAATAATAAAAATAAAAATAAAAATCTGTTTTAAGGTATAAATCGATGTTTATTTTTATTAAAAATAAATCTAGAATTTAAAATCGATATATTTAATATATTAAATGTTGAAAAATGAGAAGATTAAGGCGAATCCATTAAAAAAATCAGAAAAATCACATACGATTAAGTTCTGTAAGAAAAAAATAATTACATTTCAACATATGATCACTAAGACCATAATTGCAGTGCAAAAATACAAAGTCATGGATATTGTAGGTGCTAGCGATATGAATACATGTATTCAAAATCTAGAAGTTCTTTACAAAGATTTAGAAAATCTAAATACAAGAGTAAACCATCCTTCAAAGCAAGATTTTGAGGATATTATTACAAATCTTCAAAAAATTAATAATGAACTGTCTGCTCTTTTCAGAATTACTGGTACCGATAGCATTGAAGATCTAATAACTGTTGCTATGGGCAATGATTTCTTAAAGAAACTAAAAACGGATGAAACCGGTATTTTTGAAGTCATATCAGCTTATATACATCCAATTAGTTATAAAGTTATGGCATGGCGCGAAGAGTCAAATAAAAAAAAGTCAAAAACCTTGGCTAAAAATCGAATTGTTGAAGACTTCATGATTGTAGAAACCTCGAGTAGTTTTGATTGTTTCGATTTGGCTCGCACTAGCAAAGAATTTCAAAAAAAAGTATACGGTATCAAGGTCGCTATTCAAAATGAAACTGAAAAGAAGACATTAATTATTTCTGGAGTGATTGATGATATTTTAATTGAATGTACCAATCATGTCTTTATTAAAACAAAAATGGAGAGATTAAATAGTGGAAAACCTGAAGAACCCGATTTTAAAGGACGCGATTTTGATAGATTTCTTGAGGCTTTGACAGTAAAGGAAATTTTGATTTATTCAGACAATGAATTATATCAACGTTTTATTGGATATATTAATCAAACAAACTTGATTAAACAGAAGCCTATTTCTCAAAATGTTAAAGAATTTATTGGCTCCGAATTATATGGACAAAGACGCACACTTATTCAATTACTAATGAAACATAATGACCCCGAGTTTCAATATCTTGCTTATTTGTTATATGATCTACTTTCCAATGATAGCAACGGATCGCTTGATACTATTGAACAAACAGTGCTTTTTGATAGTTTACCATGGAATATTAAAAAATATTTCAGAGATGCTATGAAAACAACTATTAATTATACTAATACATTGTCACAATTTGATAATAGTAAAATACCTATAGAACAACAGATTTGTTTATTGAAAGCACCTGACGCGGTTAAAGAAAAGGCGATGCTTAAATTAAAAGAAGTCAAGGCTAAATCGGAAGATTCTGGTTCAAAAGCTAGACAATATCTTGAAGGATTATTGAAAATCCCTTTTGGTGTTTATCGCAAGGAGCCTGTATTATCGTTAATGGGTGGTGTTAAAACTAAATTTGATTTATGCATCAATAAAATTAAAGAAAATAATATTAAAGTAAAAATTCCCAAAAATAAACCTTATAGCAGTCTTGAAATTACAAAATATTTCCCTACTATTGAAAAGGATGCGGTCAAAGAACTTAAAAAAAGTAACCATAAAAAAATATTAAAATTATTTGGAAGCGGAAAGCGAGATACACTTGTAGCAAATACATGTTTTATTAATGGTGTAATAAAAAAGTTAGGAATGAAATCTCAAAGATTATGTCATTCGGGAAAGAAAAACGCTTACATGAAAAAGAACATTGATCAATTTATAAATGAAACAAAAAATGATGATTTAGTTGTTCAATCTCTCCAACAAAGATTTCCTAAGGCATTTAATTTGCCTCTTTGTAAAGAATTGACTGAAGAAATAACTAGTATACGTCAAGACCTTACATCTGTTAATAATGTAATTACAGGTGTAAAAACACAATTAGAATCTGCAGTACACGGACACGATAATGCAAAAAGGCAATTGCAAAGAATTATTGGTCAGTGGCTAAATGGGAAACAGAAAGGATACTGTTTTGGATTTGAAGGGCCACCTGGAGTTGGTAAAACATCGCTTGCAAAGAAGGGGCTAGCTGAATGTTTAAAAGATGAAAATGGTGTTGTCAGGCCATTTGCTTTTATACCCATTGGCGGTTCTAGTAATGGTAGTACTCTTAGTGGTCACAATTATACTTATGTAGGATCAACATGGGGGCGAATCGTGGATATTCTTATGGAGAAGAAAATAATGAATCCGATTATTTTTATAGATGAATTGGATAAAGTTTCCAGATCTGAACACGGTAAAGAAATTATTGGCATTTTAACACATTTGGTAGATGAAACACAAAATGAATCTTTTCAAGATAAGTATTTTACAGGCATTGACTTAGATTTAAGTAAAGCTCTTTTTATCTTTTCATATAATGAACCTGGTCTTATTGATAAAATTTTGTTAGATCGAATACATAGAATCAAATTTGAGAATTTATCTTTAGAAGATAAAATTGTAATTACTAAAAAATATCTGTTACCCGAAATTTATAAAAATTTGGGATTAAACGAGTGCGTTGTTTTTAGTGATGAGATAATTACATTTATAATTGAATCATATACGTATGAACCTGGTGTTAGAAAATTAAAAGAAATTTTATTTGAGATTATCAGTGAAATCAATCTTGAAATTCTTCAAATGAATGATATTGAAATGCCATTGGTATTAACAAAAGATATTATTAAAGATCAATATTTGAAAGAAAGACACGAAATCACGTTTACAAAGATTCATCACGCTCCCAGCTCTGGTATTGTTACTGGATTATGGGCAAATTCTTTAGGAAAAGGGGGTATTATTCCTATTGAAAGTATATACTATCCATCGACAAATCCTTTAGACTTTAAATTAACAGGTATGCAAGGAGATGTTATGAAGGAGTCTATGAATGTAGCCAAATCTTTAGCATGGAAATTAACTTCGCAAAAAACAAAAACTAATTTGTTAAAACATTTTGCAGAAACAAAATTACAAGGTGTTCACATTCATTGTCCTGAAGGAGCAACACCTAAAGATGGACCATCTGCTGGTACTGCAATTACTGTTGCTATTTATAGTTTATTTAACAAAAAGAAAGTCAAAAATACAATAGCTTTAACAGGGGAAATTAATCTTCAAGGAAGGGTAACAATGATCGGAGGGTTGAAATTAAAAATATTAGGCGGTATTAAAGCTGGAGTAAAGGAGTTTATTTATCCAAAAGAAAATCAAAAAGACTTTGATAAATTTATGGAGAAATATTCTGATAAGCCTGTAATTAAAGGGGTTAAATTTCATCCAGTTGAAGATATACATCAAGTTTTTAAATTAGTCTTTTTATAATAAAAAATGTACTTTAATTATATACAATGTCATTAGCATTTAATCTCATGTCATATATTAGATTTTTTGTACTACTTTCACCTATTATACTCCCAACTATGGCCATTTTTGGTTCTTTATATGAAGGAAATGGTAGAGGATTACTATACGTTTTTGGATTGACTATAAGTATGGCTTTTGGAGGGATGATATCATCACTTGCCGGGGCATATGTACCTCATACCGGTGTCGTCGGTGGTACCGGAAGACCAGGTACAGAAAATGGGCCATTCAGAGCTATTATTGATCCTGCGTGTAATTTAATAGGAGGTAATCAACCTGAAAGTTGGGGTACTAAATTTTCAATGCCTGGTCCTCACGCATTATTACTATCATTTACACTAACATATGTTATGTTTCCAATGTTTATATATGGAAATGTTAATTTAGGTGTCTTAGCAGGTCTCTTATTCTTAGGAATTGTAAGTGCTATTATACGCACTGTCCCTCCTTTAAGCTGTGTGCATTTAATTGATGTAATGGCTGGATGGGGCACTGGCGTTCTTTTAGGAACATTTTGGTTCTTCCTCATACAATCCTTTTTCGGAGAGAAAGGTGTATATTTTTCAAATACCAAAAGTGATAAACAAGAATGTAAATTAGATAAAAAAGCTTTTAGATGTAAAAGTAAACAAAAAGCTAATTAATTTATAGATTATCATTAATCATCTATAAATTACCAATATACCATACGATACTTAATATTTTTGGTCTCTTTTAAAGTCTGTAATTCAAATAAAGATAAATTTCTAAGACTGCGCCAAAACTGAAATACAATTTTTGATATCCATATATCAATTAATGTACTCAATATAACTATAATCCATGAAAAAGCTGATGCATTATAAGGATGTATGGGGTCAGATACTAAATATATATATAACCCTAATTTCAAAATCCAGTCTACTATAGTATATACTAAATAACTTAATGTATAACAAGAATTATATTTATTGGCACCAATATATCCAATGATACCAATAAAAGCAGGGAATATAAACCAAGGGTTTCCAATGGAGTATAAAAGGCCAAAAAATATATCAACCGCACTTAGGAACTGCACTGTTTTACGCAAACTAAAACACATATACATTGCATCGGAAATTCGCTCCCTTTCTGGTATTACCATTGCTGTATTTAAATCTATAGGAACTGCAATCGGAACTGTATGTTGATTTGCCATTTAAATATTTAAGTACCGTTTTTTTAAATAAATTTGCTAAAATATATGCGTTTAGAAAAAATATTTCCAATTACCTTTAAACCACCCTGCAATGCGTGATGCAATATTACGTCTAGTTATTTCTGTTGATGTTATTCCCGCTTGAATTGTTCCGTTATATCTCTTTGCAAAAAATGTTACAAAATTTTGAATAACAATACCTAGATTGTTTTTTTTATGTATAAGTAAATTGGAATGATGAAATTGCGGCTTACCTAATTTTCTATTCACACGATTATGAAATACGAATAACATTGCTCGAAATTCTTTTTTATTTGGAACACTATTTGGATGCACACTATTCATAAATATAGTGGCATCACGAGCACAATCTGGACAGGGAAGATTTTTACAAATTTGCTTTACCATATTTAAAATCATATGATTATTTTTCGCATAAAAATCTTCATTTATTTTTTCCGCCATAGCATGAAATAATTCCCACGTTGATCTACCCCAATATGATTTTGCCTTTTCGAGCTGTCTTGACATTATATATAAAATATATAAAGACTTTTTATAATTTAAATGTAATAATGTTTTCAAGTACAGATGACTTTAATAAACAATTATTATTATTATTATGCGAAACAGATCATGAAATAAATGATGAAAAACCAACGTGCTTGATAAGTGGTGAAGAGTTACAAGATGATCACGTTGTTTTAAAATGTAAACATCGATTTAATTATGTCCCTCTTGTTAATGAATTAATTAATCAAAAACAATATACTCAATTAGAAATTATTAATTTAAAACAATATGATATTAAATGTCCATATTGTCGAAATATCCAAAATGGTGTAATACCATATAATGACAAGTATAATATAGACAAGATTAGTGGCGTTAACTGGCCACCTACTAAATTATATAAAGGAAATACATGTTCTGCTATTTTAAAATCGGGAAAAAGAAAAGGAATGGAATGTGGCAAAGCGTGCGCCGGCTTATATTGCCCTAGACATATTCCTAAAGATAATATAATAGAGAAAGTCTATACTTGCTGTACAGTAATTTTAAAATCAGGGAAAAGAAAAGGAGAGATGTGTGGAGCTAAATGCAATAGTCAAGATGCTATCCAAGCTAAAATGTGTAAGAGACATTTAAGATATAAAAAAGCACAAGAAGCTAAAAATACATCACAAAATGAAATAATTACTATTTAAATTTTAACAAATAAAGGTAATAAAAAAGTAAATAAATATTATATAATGAATAAAGATGAAGTTTTGGGAGTTGTTAAACAATGGATTACTCTTGATGATGAAATTAAACAGTTACAAAAAATTATAAGGGAGAAAAAAAACATTAAGAAAAAAGCTACCGAAGCTTTAGTTACAACAATGAAATCAAACGAAATTGATTGTTTTGAAATTGGTCATGGTAGTTCATTGGTTTATACCAAACATAAAAGTAAAAAGGCTCTTTCAAAGAAACACCTACTCAATTCTCTGGCAACATATTTTAAAGGCAATACAAATCAGGCTAAAGAATTGAGTAAATTTATTATGAATTCAAGAGAAGAAAATATTACTGAAAATATAAGAAGAAAAGTTCCAAAATAAAATCAAAAGTAAATATAATATGAATACTAATTCACATTATAGAAAAGCCATAATACAAAAATTATTACGAAATAAACGATCCCGAATTGCAAGTAAATCTGTGAAACCTGATATCAAAATTAAAAAAAAAACAAGCGATATACCCCTTCATATTTCACTTAAGACGCCTGTATTAAATCTAACAAATGAATGTTCACAATATGAATATAATATTAAAACAACATTGAATACTAATTTAGATCAAATGTCAAAATCCGCAGATCGTGTATGTGTATGCATGTATAGAATAATACATTGTAGAAATCAGCAAAATGTACAAATGCCTTTCTTGGAGTATTTACTATACAAGTATCCCGAATCATCTAAAAAGGAGTCAAATATTATGGTTTTTCCATTCATTAAGGGTGGTAAATCTATTATTAAAAATGCAACCGCTTTTGTTTATAAATTAACCGCACAAACCTTAAAAATAGAGGGATTTATTGAAAAAAATAATACAATATTTTTATTTTACAATTATTCTGAAGTTGATAATGGTATTGTTAAGAGAGTATTTTATAAGACAAAATCAAATACATTATGGTGGTGCTTGATTGATGAAATATGTAATCATAAAAAAGTATTAAATTTTCCAATTCACCCATCAGTTTATACCACTTTTTATAAAAATCCGGCTCTGATATATTTAAAACAAAAAAATAAGAGAATTGACATTCCTATTGTTGGATATTATGGTAATTATATTAAGTTTCTGCCTATGATTGCTGCTCTAGGTCAAAAAGCTGCTATTAGTATAGAAGGCGCATTTGAGGATACCTTCTTTTTTGGCTCATTTAGGAAAGGAGTTCGATACGGAGCTTGGAGTCCTTTTTATAAAAAAATGTCGCTATACGATAAAGAAATCAGTGATATAGATGGACTTTATAGTAAAGGAGGTATTATTCGCTTTGCATTATTTATGGGAAAAACAAAGGTACTTATTGACCAACCTTATGATCAAATTTCAGATTATATAACAGGTAAGAGACCATGGAAAAATAAATATCAGTCAGTATTTATGGCTAGCAGTGACTTTGATAAAAAAAATATTAATATTCCACCAGAATATATTTTAAAAAATTTTGAACAACAAGTACCCTTATCGTATCATGAGATTGACAAAAAAACACTAAAACCCACATGGGATCCTACACATAAAAAGTATAATATTGTATAATTAAATATTAATGTATTTATATATATAATGATATTCACACTATTAGGCGGTTTATTAGGAATTTTTATAATTAATACTATGTTTTTTGCAGTGCCATATTTGATGCCGCGGATAAATATGATGGAAGTTTTATCATATCAAGTATTCGGTAATATTATGTTTTTTTTATTTATGGTTTTACCCAGGAATACCGGTATTTTTAATTTCGATGACGTCGATACAAAAAAATTAAAAAAATAATCTTTTTAAGTCCTATAATAAATTGATTTGATAATTAATATTAAATGCATCTCTAGAAATACATTTAATATGGAAAAACGACTTAACGCTAAAATAGACTTATGGACGGCCGACTTTAAAGGTGAACTTGCTGGAAAAATTCAAAATTCTAATATTACTGATGATACCAAAACACACCTTTTGCAATTTATATATGATTATAAACATTTGATATTCAAAAAGGAAGATATTCAAAAACGTACTCGAGTCAAAAATCACGTTCCTTTTCATGAGAGATGTCGAGCATTAAGGGCAAATGGAGAACAGTGTACAAGGAGAAAAAAAGACTCTGCCAAATTTTGCGGGACTCATATTAAAGGTATCCCTCACGGAGAAATTTCAGATACAGAATCTAAAGAATCTGAATTTAAAAAAATTCAAGTTTGGGCACAAGAGGTCAATGGGATTATCCGACATATTGATAAAGATGGTAATGTATATGATCCACAAGACATTTATCAAAATGTTGAAAATCCAAAAATTATTGCAAAATGGACTAAAACTGATGAAAAATATTTAATTCAGTGAAGTAAATATTATAAAATATAAAATTAATTTTTTTTCTTGGGAATTGCATCTTCCGGTATAGTTTTTTTTATACAGTCTTTAAAAAAATTTATAGTTGGTTTACAATCATAAATTGTTCCCACGTATACTCCTGCGCCAAAACCTACTAATAATTGCCACATCTATACATTGTTGAAATATAATAAAAGTGGTATACTTCTTTATAAATATTTAGATAGAAATTATTGAGCATGGATTTATTTTTCACGTTTTAAAAATTTACCTGTATAAGCACAATATGCCCAGAATATCGAGAATCCCGCAAAGATTGCACTAGAAATACCGGCAATCATTCGTGGTTGTTCCATGGAAGTAAATAATCCACCAAAATAAGAAAATATTGTTACAAGGATCATTAATATTATGGCTGTGCGTACATTAACTTGTTTTTTTTCCCAATAAAAGCGTAGCGCGGGTAAAGCCAAAGGTGGCAATATGGCAAGAATAGTTGTACCTATAGCAGTCTTATAATCTTTAACCAAACCAAATGGTACTAGAAGTGCTGAAAGCGCTACGCCGGCTCCTAATCCTAAAGCGCCATTCATAAATCCCGCTATTGCAGCTAATAAAGTAAATAAACCCCATTCTTTAAGTGTCGTCATATATTATATAGCTATATAATATAATGGTATTATTACTGAAGTATCTAAAAACATTTATTCTGTCTGGAGCGGTTGTTTCAGGAATATCGTATGTTGGAAATAATTTAAATCCTTTAGCAGCCGGTATTATTTCGGGTATACCTATTAGTATACCATCAATGCTTCTAATTAATGGTAGAAAAAATAGAGAACAGTTCATTTGGTCAGCATTTGTAATGGTTTCGTGGTTGGCCGTGATAACAGGATTATGCGCATTCCTGTTTACAAGCGTTAAATTTAGCGCTATCATGTCAGTATGTATTAGTTTTGTTTCATGGTGTATCGGAGGGTATATTTATTACCTGTATATCAGTAAAAAATCTAACAAACACTAATTAATTTTAGTATATGTCTATATATATATAGAAATATGCCAAAACCCAAAACTAGATCTAAATCTAAAACCAAATCTAAAACCAAATCTAAAACCAAATCTAAAACCAAATCTAAAACGCGGTCAAAACGTAAAAAGCAAGCGGTCGCAAAAGTATATATACTCTATACAGGTGGAACAATTGGAATGTTGCATAATAAAAAAAAAGGATTAATTCCTGTAAAAGGAACCCTTAATAGATTGATAAATAATATGGATATAGATAAAAAACTTAGAATTACATATCATATCGAACAAACAAAAAAATTAATAGACAGTTCAAATCTTCAAATAGGAGATATGAAAATTATTTTAGAAAAACTATTTGAAAATTATTCTAAATATGATAGTTTCATAATTATACACGGTACAGATACGTTAGCATATACAGCGTCTATGTTATCGTTTTTTCTAAAAGATTGGAATAAACCAGTAATAGTAACCGGTTCTCAAATACCACTATTTGAATTTAGAAATGATGCTACTAGAAATATTATTGATTCGGTCATCGTATCTCTTATGAAAATTAATGAAGTAATGATTGTATTTGGTGGAAAAATATTAAGAGGAAATAGATCTTCAAAATATAGTTCAACAGACTTTGTAGCTTACAAATCGCCAAATTATGGACCCATTGGAGAGATAGGTGTATATTTAAATATCTATAAAAATAAACTATTGCAAAATGTTCAACCTTATGATATATATCCTTCATTACCGAGAATCCCAAGTAATTGGAATTTTAGTAAATGGAATAATGATATTAAAATTTATACATTAACATTATCTCCTGAACAAAATGCTATGCCATTGGATGCAATGATTGCGCTTAATCCTCAAGCAATTATACTCAGAACATATGGGATTGGAAATGCGCCAGTTGGCGACAAAAATTTCATGGATTCTATAGAAACGGCAGTACGTAAAAATATATTGGTAGTAAATACTACGCAATGTGTTAATGGTGGTGTTAATATGACATTTTATAATACAGGTAAAATGATGAAAGAAAAAGGAGTAATAAGTAGTTTTGATATGACACCAGAAACAGTATATATGAAATTATTTTATTTATTCCAAGTATTGGGGACCAAAAATATCCCCCTTATTAAAAAGTATTTTAAGACAGACATTGCGGGAGAACTTACTATGGATAAAACCAAGGTTCACGTAGCTTCATATTTAAAGTCTTATTTTAATACTTTTCAAGAACTATAATTTTTCAAATATCTTATTCATATTTTATAACCAATAAGATATTAAGTTTCTAGACAAGACTGAATATAAAAAAGATATGTGCAGTTATTTACAGTTATTTACAGTTATTTACAGTTATTATCAGAGTTGTTTATTCTTCGAAGCGTGGTTCACGACCAAATAGCGATCGCCAAAGAAGTCCTGCTATACTCCAATCAGGTTCTTTGAGTTGTTTGTATTTCATCTCAAATTCGAGCCAAATCGCCAACTTATCACTATGATCAATGTCGCCAAAGCGCATGATAGCGCTAGCATCGCGATAAAGATTCGCGGTATCATTGTAATCGGCACATTTTCGCTCAGCTTTATGAGCCAATTTAGCGCTTTTACCTTCAAGCACGTTGGACAGGTCATTATCCGGTGGCCCGTGATCGCTTGTCATGTATATCAAATGTACGGTTGTGTTTTTGTATAATGCTCCTCCGCATCCATCGTCAGGATTTTGTGGGTGAGGCTCACCTGCTACATCTTCAGGGAACCAAACTTGCTTCTTTGCTGTTGTCTTCTGTTCTTTCTTTTCTTGACAAGAGTGGAAATTTGCGATTGCAGCCATGTTAATTTGTTAAAGTTATTTACTAAGTTGTTGGAGATTGGGATATCTTTCCTATTTTGACAGATTTTCATTTCAATTTTTTAAAAACTGGCATTTCTTTACATAAATTTATTAAAAATATATGATAGTTTAATAGATAGTTATAATGACTTACTTGGATCGCAAAGCAGCTATTTCCTTGTCAACAAATGACGAGTAACTACTGGAAGCACGATAGTACTCTTTGTCATACTCATAACCTTCGAAGAATGGCAATTCCTCCTCATCATCTTCTACAATGTCACGCTGTTGCGTTTTTTCATTCCAGTCGGAGGCAAACTCTTCGTCGCATTGAGTCGCCAAGTCATACTCAATCTTTGTCTCTTTTTTAGGAGTGACTTGTGCCTTTTTTGTAATACGCGCAGATCTGCGGTGTTGTGGCGTAAGAAGCATGTTATAGTATATAAAGATTATTGGATTTAAAATGTACTTGTTTTGACGGTTAATATCTATAACAATCTGTCAAAAAAACATTTCAATTTTTTAAACGGACAATTATTTTTTTAAATAGAAAATAAATTATTTACATCCTATATTTAAATATTTAGTAGTTGATGTAGTAACTCCAAATATTACATGTAAAAATATTCCTAGTAAAAACCATATTACAGTTGTGATTACAACCGGTATATTGGTAATATATGATGTAATAAAAGAAGCTAATAATGTTAATAAATAATCTACTATGGCAACATTGTCAATTCTAAATCTATGAATTCCTTTTTTGGGAACTCCTAGAAGATTTTTATATTTCTTAAAAATACATATCATTTAATATATTACCATATTTTATTTAATAAATGGTATCAAGTATTAAATAAAACTAACAAACATATAATATAATGTTGAAATTTATAACGGACAATTTGATCATTGTAATTCCTTGTATCACGCTTTTAGTTTTATTTTATATGTACAGTAATAAAAGTCACGAAGGTATAACTAATATTGGTTCACCCAAAGATGAAAATAAGTCTGATGTGTCGGAAGAAGATAATGATTCATTTATACCCTCTGAATCATTTATTGGAGAGAAAAGTGGCTATGTATTTAAAAACGATAATGAAGGATTAGGGTATTATAAAGATAATACTTTAATAGAAGATTAATTTTCTTTCTTTGTATTTTCATGTATTTCCTTTATTAGTTTATACATCGCTTTATTTTCATCAATATGTTTTCTAACTAACAAGTTATACGAATAAAAAAAATAAAGAGCAGATCCTAATCCAGCGACCCATCCTAATTGTTCATACATTTGTAATATATGAACAATAAAAATTTTATAATGAAACGATCAACTAATGTTCTACTAACGGACACATGATAGGATCACCCTTCCAATCTGTCCATGGCGCATCTGGTTTGTTGGCAATCTCCACTATACCCCATATCCAAAGAATCGTTATAGCAATCGCCCATAGGAAAATAAAACAGTAGCCACTGCATAATGCACAATCTTTGCAATCTTCAGAAGATCCCATTAAACAACAAGTAAATATACACAATAGAAGACACCCTCCAAATACTGTCGCCATTTGTATAGCAAACATATCCCAGCGTTCAATATTTCCCCACCCACTTCCAAACATTCCCGTAAACGGAATTCCTTGAAGTATAATAGCTGGAATAAAGGATTTCCCCGATTTCACACAATTATCATTAACAGAATCCCATTCCCAACAGTCATTTGGAAAACATCCGCTCGTATTTTTTGGCCTCTCAATATAAGTTAAACATTTGCCGGGACATACACAGTTTTCTTTGTTCGACCCGCTTTTGCACTCAATAGGTTCGAACGTATTTACTTCCATTAAAACACGCTTAGACGCCCTTATATATTTATTACTAAAATTAGATTCAAAAGAATCTGTTATATAAGCATTACAATATGCCATTGAAAGAAGAGCTAAAAGTGCACTGTATTTGAACATCGTATATAATTCGCAGGAGATATGTCAGTATATATATATACTGAATAACCTTCAATTTTTTGTATTTTTTCGGAATTTATATAAATGCCAGTAATCCACTTCCTATACCCATAGATGTAAATAAGTGCCAAAATGCATGCATCTGATATTCATGTACATATTCACACGCAAACTGATCCAATAACCAACACGCTGTTCCTATTGAGAAAAAAGTTATATATCCAATTATAAACCAACGTTTTCTACCGCGCGCAATTTGTAGTCCTATATGGGCAAGATATATTTGTGTCATTGTAAATACTATGAAAAAATAAACAAAATATTCGTGCAATGCGAAATATAAACCTATAAGTGGTACACTCCACCATCTACTCGTTTTTTTGAGATGACTAACAGCATCACAACTAAGAACTAACATCGAAATTTCATCTAACATTTGCGCATAAACCCGTAACGTCATATGCAATACAAACGCGCCGACGCCAACTAAAATTAAACTTTGACCAAGATTGGAAATACGGGTATTTAAAAAATAAATACCTACGAGAATATAAAAAATAGATGATATTGTGTTGAAATACTCTGCTATCCAATGCGAATATACATATTTATCTTCGCAAAAATGAACGCTTGTATCTTCGGGCCCCCAAAAATAATTCATGAATATATTAAATTTAAATCTCTATATAGCTTTTAAATATTCATTTTTGGGTATTTTCAAGTATAATGGCAATATAATTTAAAAACATGACAAGTAATAATATCAATGAATGCCTTAGAAGACTCTCAGTTTATAGTTTTGAACCAATGCGAAGTTCTACGAAATAAATGGCTTTCTTGTAAAAATGAAGATCTTACAAATGAAGATGTTCACGTAGAATGTAATAGAACCCTTCAAAAATATATAGATTTATGCGGTCATAAAAAATATGACCCACAGAAAAGATTACGATGTTCTATTTATGCAACGCATTAAATTTAAATATGGAAAAATTGAATTAATAGAAGTTTTCATAATCTTTAATTAAAACTTAATCATGAATCTTATACAGGTAACCAAACGAAATGCCATTGACGCTATTGATCGATTTGAACAAAAATATATTCGCTTTATGCCATATTCTACAATGTTATTGCATATAGTTATAATGTCGTGTACTTTGGGAAATTTTGCTCGACTTTATTATAATACTTGGGATGAATATCTCAATTCATTGTTTGAGTTGAGTTGGTATGGGTTAGGTTGGGGAAATACACCCGCCCTTGCAAAAATCACAACTAATATCATATGCCTTTGTATTGGATTGTTTTATAACCATTATGTTTATACGGTTAACTTTTATGGTACTATTAAAACTAGAAGGAAACGACTTGAAGTTTATCAAAATATATTGAATGAAGAAGGATACGATTCCGATGAAGATTCAGATTATAACCCTGATCTTGATAGCGATGCCGAGGAAAGTAGCGATGAAGAGGAAAGTGATGAAGAGGAAAGTGATGAAGAGGAAAGTGATGATGCGACAGATGAGGTGGAGGATGATAGTGACACGGAAAAAAATGATGAAATAGAACAAATATTTACAGAGATTGAAGACGATTACAATAAAAAAGTTGTATAGTTATACGGGTTTATCTATTTCTTGAATATATACTGGTAATTCCTCATTTAAATTTTTATATGAACTATCTACCCATTCAATCGTTAACGGCATGGTTTCTGCCAAAGGAGAGTTACCAGTCCAATACTCTT